TGAAGCAATGAATCCAGATTTTGAAGATGAGAAAGCAGTCAACCCATTTGATATGTGGGAAGGTGCCAACTTCAAGTTGAAGATTCGTAATGTTGAAGGTTATCGTAATTATGATAAATCAGAGTTTTCCGAAGTATCTGCACTCTTTGATGGTGATGATGAAAAACTTGAAGCACTTTGGAAATCAGAACATGGTATTAAAGAGTTTGCTGAAAAGAAACAATTTAAACCTTATGACCAACTGAAAAATCGCCTTGACAAAGTTTTAGGATTTGATGGTGCAGTACCTACAACAAAAACTAAAGCCGCTGATTCAGTCATTTCTTCAATTAAAGATGAAGATGTTTCAATGATTGATAAATCAATTGCTGAGGAAGATGAAGATTTGGATTATTTTAAGTCTCTCGCTGAATCGAAATAAACAATCCCATGCAAGTGCAACACCCGCTTCGGCGGGTGTTTTTTTATGCCACTCGGGCAGTTAATGCTTTTCCTGTATCTTTTTGTTCAGGAGGTTTCATTTCATTTTTAGTTACTGCCACTTTATTGTTTGTTGGTGCATTAATGATAATAGGCGTTTGAGGTTTTGCTTGTTGTCTCTGGTCTGATGCGAGTGTTGATGACGATGATGCAACAGAACCTCCACTTGGTGCAGAAGCAACCGCACCAACTTTTGTGATTGATGGGTCATTCAAATATTCTTCAAAATGTTTTTGGCGGTCTGCAAGTCCAATGTAACCACCATTGACAAATTTTGTAACTGCTTTAACATCTGCCCAATTGCCTTTGTAACCCATCATGTATTTGATGGCACTCTCAGCAGCACCTTCGGGTTTTGTTAATTGCTCAGGGTCATTGGCATATCCAAATCGTGTATAGTTTTGTTTACCAGTTAATTGAATAAAACCACGACCTCGATATTGAAATCCTTCACCACCACCTTCTGGTGCATTACCCATTCTTCCACCATAAAGTCGTTCTGCAACTTTTTGTGGACCGCCGGCCGATACTTGTTGTGCATCATCAGGACCCGAAAACTTTTTAGGGAACAACTTCATTAATGTTGGTGCTTTATAATTTAAGTTTTCACTCAAGGTTGTAAAACCACCAGATTCGTGACCAACTTGTGCCATAATTGCAGCACGAGCAGTTGGGTCTGTAATCTTTGCAGAATCCATCGCACCAAGCATTGCTTGTTTACCACTCGAAGAACCTACTTTTGCAGGTTTTGTTTCCGCTGAAGAAGGTGCTTTTGCACCAGGTGATGGTGCCGCAGCCGATGGTGCAGCTGCAGGTGCAGGTTTTGTTATTGGTGTCGGTGCGCTAACAGGTGGCGCAGGCGGTGCCATGCCCGCAGGAGATGGAACAACTATTGATTCAGGTGGTGGTGCAGTCTCAACAGGTTGAAGTCTTTTTGCTTCTTCCTCACGGCGCATTGTTTCGGTTTTAGGAGGAAGTCCTAATCTTGCTCGAACAATCTCATCATCACCAGTATATTGTTTTTCTTTTTCTAACTTTCGAACACGCTCAGTTTCTGATGCTTCTGCTTGTTGGCGTTCTAATTTTTTTCTTTCGGCACTATCATCTATTGGTGTTTCTTTCTTGCCTAATCCCAACATGTCTTTTACAAAGTTAGGAACTATCCATGCGGTTGCCTTATTACTTAATAATTTTTCTGCCCATCCTTTAAGAGTGCCTTTAATACTTTCAATAACTTCACTTACCTTATCGATAACTTTTTTAATAAATGCAAATGTTTGTGGAAAAGTTTCTGCAAACCAACCTATCTTTTCTTTAAACCATTCGCCAATTTTTCCAATAAAGTTGGAAACGGCATCAATAAGTGGTTTTATTAATTCTTTTACTTTGTCTATAATTGGTTGAATTGTATCATTAAACCATTGTTTGATTCCGGCCGTAAACTCACTAAATTTTTCACTTATTGCAGACCACAATCCTTTTGCCCATTCAACAAAAGTATCCTTAAATGCAATAAAGATTACACCGATAACTGCACCAATCACCAAATACTTTGTTAATGATTTAAGTATTTTACTTGCACTAAATTTATCTTTTAAATTTGATATTAAACTTTTTCCTTTTTTTGGTGCAGGAGTTGCTTTCTTTTTTTCTTCCTTATCAACCTGAACATCCAATTTTGTAGCTCTATCACCTTCTTTTAGAAAATGAGCATCTGCACCTTTTGCAGGAACACCACCTTCTAATTTCACCAATCTTTGCATATTTTGTCTTGCTACATTTAAGTCACGAGCAAAACCAGGTAAAGACATAAAGTTCTTACCTATAATTTTTAATAATGTGTTTGGATTACCTTGAGTTTTTTCTACTGTTTTGGCAGCAATACTACCTAAAACTTTAGATTTGATGGATGCACCAAGAGCGTCTGTTATCTTTGCCATACTATGCTCTTGTCAATATACTGGCTAATTCAGTATCGTAAACATCACCAATCTTACCTGATGCTTTTCCTTGAGATGAAGAAGAACTGTTATTTGTAGGTGCGTTTATTGTTGAACCATCGTCTGCGGCAGATTCCATTCTCTGTGCTTCTGCAACTTGTGAAGATGATTGAGAAATTGCAGAACCAGATGGTGCAGATGAAGCACCACCCATTGCTTCGGCACCACCTGCACCGCCGCCACCTGATGATACTGCACTTGCTGGTGCAGCAGAACCACCGCCACCAGAATCAACTGATGGTGAAGGACCACTTGATGCCATTACTGCACCTTTACCTGATTTGCGAACAGAATCTATTTGTCTTTGGAATCCAGCATTTGCTTCTTCCATTTCTTTCTTTTCAATTGCAAGGGTCGATGCATAATCGTCTTGTAATTCTTTTACTCTACTTGGATCATTTGCATAACGCTTTTTAAATGATGCAATATGTCTTTCTGCATCCGATTCTCGTCTTGCAAATCTATTTTTATTTCCTTCAATGTAACCTTCCAACTGTTTAATTTTGTCTGCATCCGACATTTCAGGTGAAGGTGTTGGTGCTGTTGCAACTGGTGCGGCAGGTGTTGCAGGAGTTGGAGGTGCCGGCATTTGTAAAGGAACGCCAAGTGCTTTTGATGCCTCACCTGTTAATTGTTTATTTAATTCGTAATTTCTTTGTGCTTGGTCGAGAGGAACACCTTCACTTGACATTGCTGTTGGTGATGTTGCTGATGCAGGTTCTTGTGGATATTTGTTTGCAAATTCTTGTGCTTTGCCAAATAGACCTTTTGCATCTCCTTTACCAACTGCATCAAATAGGCCACCAATGTCTGCTGATTTTTCATCTGAAGCACCAGAAGCCTTTGCCATGCCTGTCGCAAATTGTTTTGGGTCTGGCATGGTTGCTTTAACATTATCTGCTTTAGCAGGCGCATCATCTTTTACATCAATCTTACCACCAAATAGACCTTTTACGAAATCTTTAATACCTGTAAAGATGCTTGATATCGTATCTGTGATTGGTTGAAAGAAATTACTAATTGAATCGAAAAGAGTTTTAAGGGTATCTTCACCAAACAATCCAAATGTTACAAAGTTTAACATTCCTCCTAAACCCGCAACAATAGCATCACCTAAATTTCCAGTTTCTTGGTATCTTTTAAAACCATCCATAATACCACTAAACAATGTTCCAATAATTGCAAGTGGAAGAAAAACTTTACTGAACACTTTCATTAGTGTTTTTGGACTAAAGATAGTTTTAATTGCGTTAGTAAAACCACCACTAAACAAAGACATTATTGATTCTAAAAATCCACCTTCTTTATCTTTTCCCGCACCAGGTGCTTGAGCAGTTGGTTTGCCTTCTACTTTTCCTCTTTGTGCCTCTAATGCTTTTTCACGCTCATCTTCTCTTAGAAAAAAAGTATCAGCAGCTGTTGCATATGCTTTCTTTCCTTTTTTCTGAGGACCGGCTTTTATCTTAACAAGTTTTTGAACATTTTGACGGAGAACATTCATATCTCTGGCCATACCTGGCAAAGACATAGAATTTTTTGCTATGATTTTTAGAAATGTAATTCCTTCAGATGAGAATCCCGAACCTTCAGGAGAAGCTTTACCATCTTTTTCTTTTTTTTCTTTTTTAACTCCAAGTTTTGAACGAATGGCGGCAGAAAGTAAATCGTCACCGCCAAACACACTTCTAATCAAGTTTTCTTTACTGAATTTTTTTCCAAAGTCTTTAACACTGCCTTTAGCTGCTTCTTTGGCACCACCAATGAGGCCTTTTCCGCCCTCTACTTCAGAAATGTATCGTGATTTAAAATCTGCCATTATCGTTTCTTACTTGCTTTTTGTAATTCTAATCTTTCTTTTTCTTCTTTCAAGTATTTAATTAACAAATCAACATAGATTTGTCTTTCCCAAGGCAACATGTTTTCAAGTTCAGTCAAACTATATTTGTGATGCTGCATCATCGCAAAGTTTGTCTGATAATAGTTGCTTAATGTATCATAACGAAATATTAGACGAAAAAATTTTGCATGCCCTTTATCGTAATGTCTTCCTCATATGCACATTTTGGACATTTAAAATGAACATCTTTTTTAATCTCGGGCATGGTATCGAAAAACTCTTTAAATTTTTCCATGTCTTTTTGTTGTAAACTATCTACAAAGTCTTCCAACTCTTGCTTGGTAGAATCTTTGGCATAGTAAATTTCTTCTTTATCGTAGATGTAGTCAATACAATCGATAAGAATATTAATCATCATTTCATTCTCAGACATTTTTTCATATCTTTGTAACATTTCAAAGGTAGGATATTTAAAACAAATACCTAAATTCTCTGTCAATTGAATTTTGTTCTTATGATTAGGATTCTTTGTTGGTTCTACTTCAAGTATGTTTAACTTGAATTCTACAACTCCATTACATTGTTTTTCTTCACCATTAGTTTCTTTTAAAACATTGTTGCACTTATAACGCAAGTCAACAACTTCTTCTACTGACCTTGCACGAAGATTCATAAACAAATATTCTAAATCAAAAGTTGGTAAAGAATCTACATCAACTTCATCAAGCACACAATTTTTTAATACTTGACGAATAACTCCTACCATCTCATTTGAATCTGAAGATTCAGAAGCCATAAGAAATAGTTTTTGTTCTCGCACTAGAAAAGGACGAAAACGCACAGGTTTTCCTGTTGATACAAGATTGACTGTGTAAATCGGTACATCTATTTTTGGTAACATAATAACCTCGCTTTGTTAATTAAAGAGCACGACCAAGTGGTAAAATCCTTGAAAGACCAGAACCAAACAATGCGGTTGCAGCTGCAGCCAAATTGTAAGTTCCGTCATAAATTGGTCTATATTTTTGATAAGCAAATTGAACAGTCAAACGATGAAAACCGTCATCTGCCCAATTCAATGATTGCGGTCCAATTCCAATTGGAAACGCATCGATTAATTCTACTGCATAAATTTGCTTAATGAAATCATCGTATTGAATAATTTTAATATTCGTCATATAACGAGATTGATTTCCTTTTGGAAAACGAAGATTGTTTGTATCAGAAGGCATGATTGCTTCCATCCAACGGTCAAACAATTTACGCTCATAGAATTGGTTGGTACATATAAATGTTAATGATGTGTCTGCATATTGTGTTTGATATGGAACTTTAAAAGTAGGTCCATAAATTTTAACATCGGCAGTTTGCAATGTTTTTCCTGGTAATTCAGCAGTTTCGCATTGAAGTGCCAAATATCTCGACATAGATGAGTTCGCACTTCTTGATTGTGGGTCTTGGTCTCTCGAACCACCAAAAGCAGAACCTATTGCATCGGTTACATCATTAAAAATGGAATTTGGAAAATTTAAAATCTTTTCGATTACAGAGTTACCTACAAACTGATTAATGTATGCAGGAATAGGTAACACGACCTCAAATCGTGAGGTTTTGGCAAGTCCGTCTTTACCACGAACATTTGATAAAAATAAGTTTGGTGAAAATGACATTAGAATTTTTTCCTTGAATCTGCGTAAACTTTACTTGTTGTTGCGCCAACAAAGCTTTCTACTGGCAACATAACGGCAATGTCCCATTCTTCAGCAGATATTTCTAAAAACCTAGAATCAATGTGACTAAACAAATATCTTTTAATACACGGTGTTGCTTCAAATGCTTTTGATGCTGCCGCTAAGTATTCATAACTAATACGCAATTTTGTTTTATCATCAAATCTGTTATTTGTAGCCACATCACTTAACTTATCTAAAAGGATAATGCGCTGCTTTGGGTGAATGTAATGCAAGTTCAGCCCTAGAAAACCGTCTGAGTAGCGTTCTATTGGAATTACCAATGGGAACCTGTCGTAATATGGCAGCGTATCCTTATGCTTTGGGTCATAAAAATAAAAATACATGCGACCAATGAAAGAATTATCTCTCAATCGTTCTCTATCACGCATTAAAGATTGTGGAGTAGGATTTAAAGATTTGACTTTAGACCTTAACCATTCTCTGGCTGCGTTTGTTCTTGGCGTAAGACCTTCTTTCGCCAACGATGTTTGGATTCTTTTAATTAATGTCGCCATTAGGTTATTTATCTTAAAGTCCTAACTCCTTTTCTGTAATTAATTGAAACTGCCATCCATGTTCCTTACAGAATAAATCGGCAGCTTTCCATTTTGCCTGATTTACGGCATAAGTGGCAACTTCTGCCAGGTATCGTTGGGTCTTGCGTTTTTGCGTTGGCATCATCGTCTGTTTATGCGGCTTCACTTCTAATATCGAAGTCTGCTCGGAGCCATCTTTCCGTTTGGTCCTGACAATGAAATCTGGAAAATATCGATGCACTTTATTGTCAACTGGCGAAACATAAGGTATCGGCAACTCCTCAGATGCCCACCAGATTACGGCAGGGTTGCCATCTAACCATTTCATAACTCTCAGTTCCCAATTAGAGCGATAGATAATGTTGGTTGCATTACCTTTGTATTTGCTTGGGTTTTTTGGTCGAAACCATCCTTTGTATGACATAAATATTATCTATCTAACAAACAGGATTCATATGGCACTTTTCGGCTTCGGCGACATAAAATTTGATAAAGGTTCTTCTTCTGCAAGAGGACCACTCGCTTCTTTAGTGAATAGTGATTTTGAACGAACAACACTTCGTTATCCTTTAGATGTTGGAAATTATGACAAAGGTCATTATGTTGTGTTCTATATTAAACAACAAAAGAGCACAAGTTTTACACGACCAACCGCATCTGATACAGGCGTCTTTAGTAAAAATACAGGAGGCTTAAAAGAAATACAGTCTGCTTCCAATTTGGCGTCTAGTTATGGTAACGAACTTTTGGGTAAAATCAATAGTGGTTTAGGTCAAATTAATGGTGCAACTGGAGGTGCTTTAGGTGGCATCACATCTGCAATTAGTAAAGCTGCAGGAAATGTTGTTGGAAGTATTAACAATGTTTTTGGCCAAGCAAACATTAAGTTTGGTGGTGATTCTGCCGCATCCAAAGAGTTAATTGACAATTCAATTAAAAGAATAACTGGTGGTTCTCTTTCATTTTTAAGAACTACAACACTTACAAAAGATGCAATTGCGATGTATATGCCAGACACATTGCAATACACATACAACCAATCTTATGATTCACCTGCAATTGGTGCTGAACTGGCAGGACAAGCTTTAGGTGCAGCAAAATCAGCTATTGATGCGTATAAAGATGGTAATGCATTAGACGCTGCAACTGCCGTTGTAAAAGCTGGTGGAGGTGAGGCTATTAGACGGGTGAGTAATGCGGCATTAGGTACAACTGGTGATTTATTATTTACTGCTGCCACAGGAACAGTTACAAATCCTATGTTGGAGATGATTTACAAATCTCCAAATTTTAGAACATTTCAATTTGATTTTACATTTTATCCGAGAGATGAAAAAGAAGCACTTGAAGTGCAACGAATCATTGAAAGATTTCGTTTTCATCAAGCACCAGAATTAGCATCTGCACAAAACTTTTTAATTCCACCTTCAGAGTTTGATATTAAATTTTACTACTCAGGTGCAGAAAATCCAAACATTCCACAAATTGCAACTTGTGTGATGACAAATTTAGATGTTAATTATGCACCAAATGGTTGGTCTGCATATGAAGTTCCTGGTGAAAATAATCCTTCTGTTGGTCGAACAGGTATGCCAACTGCAATTCAAATTACTTTACAGTTCCAAGAAGTTACATATTTGACCAAAAAAGATTTTGATTTCAACAGAGCATCAACTAGCACACTAGCGAATAAACGATAATGTCAAGATTTTTTAATTACTTTCCTAAAACTATTTACACATCAAATAACCTGACCGCAGGTGTTGATACTGTAACAAATATTATAGCACGATTTGGTTTTGAATCAACACTAAAAAACAATTCAGCCGCATTTTACAAATATAACATCCAAGAGAGTGACACACCAGAAATTATTGCATCAAAGTATTATGATAATCCTGAGAGACATTGGATTGTTCTGTTGTTTAATGATATCATGGATCCTCAATTTGATTGGCCTTTACAATATCAACCATTCATTGATTATGTGAATACAAAATATTCGGCAAACAATTATGCGGATACTGCGAATACAGGTGTTACAGGATTGGCTTGGTCAATGAATGTAAATAATGTTCAAGCATATTATAAAATTGTAACACGAACAAACTTTGATGATATTTCTATTGTTGAAAAACTTGAGGTCGATGCAAACACATACGCAAATGTAGGCGCATCAACAACCACTTATACTTTACAAGATGGTTCAACCATTACTCAAAAAATTACAAAAGAAACAAAAACCTATTATGACCATGAGCAAGAGTTGAACGAAGAAAAAAGAGAAATAAAACTTATAAAGCCAGAATTTGTTCCTCAAATTGAAAAAGAATTTAAAAAAGTAATTAAATCGTGAGTTTATCTGTTCAAAAATCTACTCAGTTCAAAGTAAATGAACTGACGATTGTGACTAAAGCCGGTCCAATTGACATTACAAAAATTTACGAAGAATTGAACATTTTTGATTCGATTCTTATGCCGGTTATTAGCGGCAATATTTTAATAAGAGATTCTGTTGGACTTTCAGGTAAACTATTGTTCGATGGTTCCGAAAGTCTGTTGATTGACATTGTAAAAGATGAAAAGAATCCAGACATTGCCAATTTCCATAAATCATTTCGAATCTATAAACAAGCAAATCGTAGAAATGAAGGATTGAATTCCGAATCTTTCACACTACACTTTGTTGCAGATGAATTGATTTTCTCAGACCAACAAAAGATTAATCAATCATATCAAGGCACATATGCAAAAGTGGTTGGTAAAATACTTACAGATTATTTGAAAGTTTCTGAAAACAACTTAGGTGGTTTTTATGAAGAAACAGTAGGTGTGCGAGACATTGTAATACCAAATTTAAAACCTTTAGATGCAATCGATTGGTGTGCAAAAAGGTCTGTTGATAAGAAACAATCACCAAACTACATGTTTTTTCAAAACTTAACAGGTTTCAACTTTGTTTCTTTATCAAAATTATTGACACAAGAAGATTTGTTAAATGTTAAATTCGAACCTAAGAATCAGTCAAAAGCATCGGGTGGTAATCCACTTTCAGAAATCAGTTCGGCAAGAGCTTTAGAAGTTGTTGCACAAACAGACATGATTGAGAAAACGAGGTCTGGTGTCAATGCAGGTCAGTTCATTGGGTTTGACCCATTGACAAGAACGACTGCCAAAAAACAAATTGGTTTTGGTGATGTGTATGCAGGAATGGACCATGCAAATGACAACGCAAATCAATCTGTGATTGTTAATCGTGCAGGTGTAAGTAGTACCGAAGCCTACGATTCAAAGAAAACAATGGCAAACTTTGATGCAGCTAAACAGTTGAGTAACTACATTAAAAAAGTTGAACCTACATTGGCATCAAAATTAGATAACATTGAAAACTGGTTGTTTCAAAGAAAAGCAATCATTAACAATTTAATGGGTAAAAGAATTAAACTTGTAATGCCAGGTAACTTTCAATTAACATCAGGTTTCAACATCAATCTTGAAGCACCAAACTTTGGTAAAAAAGAAAAAGGTGGAGACAATGATGACCCAAGTATTAGTGGTAAATACATCATTGTAGGTTCACGCCAAATTATAGGTTACGATAAACACGAAACTATTATTGAAGTTGCTACAACATCAACGAACAATGATTTTATACCTGTAAGTGACGCAAGACAAAACCAAGAAATTTTAGAATATTAATATGGAACAACAAGATAAAGATTTTGCTGGTAAAGGTGGGTTTAACTGGTGGTTTGGTTTTGTGGAAGACCGAAAAGACCCAATGAAGTTAGGTCGTCTTAAAGTTCGTGCAGTAGGTTGGAATGCAGACAACAAAATGCAACTACCAACTGATGCATTACCTTGGGCTCAAGTTGCGTTTCCTGTAAATCACAGTAACACATATGCACCAAAAGAAGGTGATATGGTTTTTGGTTTTTTTGTTGATGGTGAAATGGCACAACAACCAATTGTTCTTGGTGTTTTTTCAAGCATTCCATTAAAAGCATCAAACATTCAAGAACCATTTAGTGACCCAAGAACAAATGAAGAACTCACTAATGCACCAAGAGCACCTGAATCAAAAACATACAAAACTGATGGAACAGGTATTGAGATTACTGAAAAATTAAAAGCCAATAACTATCCATTAAATTTAGATGAACCAACAACATCAAGACTTGCGAGAAACGATTCTGATACAATCACCAAAACTTTCATACAAGAAAGAAAAGATAATAAATTAACAGGTGTTCTAACTGCAACATCAACATGGAACGAACCAGAAACAAAGTATGGTGCGGTCTATCCTTATAACAATGTTATGGAAACAGAATCAGGTCACATTGTTGAATATGATGACACACCAGGTAAAGAACGAATTCACATTGCACACCGAAATGGTAGCTTTACTGAATGGTATCCTGATGGTGACAAAGTAGAAAAGATTACAAAAGACAAATACACTATCGTTATGAAAGACGATAATGTTTACATTATGGGTGATTGTAATATTACTGTTCAAGGCAATGCAGAAGTTTATGTGCAAGGTAATGCCGATATGAAAGTTGATGGCAATATGAACATGACTGTTGGAGGAAGTTTTGCTGCTGATGTTGGCGGAACAACTTCTTGGACTTCTGGTGGAAATTATAGTGTTAATGCACCAAGAATTGATTTGAATTAATATGTCGCATGAGTTTGTTGTTTTGTTGAATGGT